GGTCAGTTCAGCCGAATTGAAACGCATGTCCACGCCGTCCTGGGTTGCAACGGTGATGGTTTGCGTAGACTCGTTCTGATCCTGAACATCCATGACACGGGAGCCGGTGCGGCGCGTGTACTTGTTCGCGTTGCGGACGCGGAGACTGGATCCGATCTTGGCACCTTTCTTGCCGAATGAATCGTCGTATTGGCGATCAGTGGTGCCGACAAAAGCCAGCTTTTCATGTGCGACCATGAGAGCCTCGCGGGCGACCATATCGATAAATTTAAGGGTATTAGCCATGATTTGTTACCTTTTCCAAAAATGTTTTACTTCCGGCCCTTCTTCCGCCAAGCCAGATATTCCGCATCGGTCATCTGTCCAGGGTCTTTCGACGCCTTGGCACGACTTCCAACAGGGGTAATCGGGTCAGGGGCGGCTGAAGTAGCCGTTCCGGTTGTGTGCAGCAATTTGGCCTCAAGCCGTCCGATTTCTCGGGCAGCAGCGACCGGATGAAGGTTGGCTATCCGCTCAGCATCGACAGGATGTTTTCCTAGGTAATACGCAACGTCATGACCCATGTCTGAGTCAACCAACGCAGCATGCAGATGGGGTGTCAGGAATGGTGCGAGACCGTCATTGATCACGCTGTCGAAATCCTGATACTTGGCTTGCCCAGCCGCTACGCGATCCGCAGTTGCACGCTGAAACTGTGTTTGTGCGTCTTGATGACGGCGTTGTTGCTGCGCTTGCGCGTAGTTCCTACGTTCCTCGTCCAATACCTGCTTTGCTTCCCATCGTGAAACGGCGCGCATGTATTCGCCGTAATCGTCAAACTTCGCCGGGTCAGGGGCGCCTTCGGCCGGTTCCTGCTTCGGTTGTGGCGGTTGAGCCTGGCGGCGCAATTCGTCCATTTCCCGTTCCAGTTCCTGCCGGCGGCGGCGCTCCGCCAGTAACGCGGCTTCCTGCCCTTTGCGTTTGTGGTCTTCGGGTGTTTCCGCCGGCGGCGCGGCCTTTTCTTCGCCCTTTTCTTCCGCTACCTCATCAACTTTCGTTTCAACAGGCGCGGGAGTTACCTCGATTTCCTCAACAATATCCAAGATGGGATTACTTTCAGCCATTTGTTACATCCTCATGCGCCCGACAAGCCCGGCGACGGCACACGCCCGAAAATCCCGGCGACGGAGTTACTTCATTCATATTCTTGCCTTCCGACAAGAGATTCAATCTGTTCTGTTTCTGCGTTGATCGTTGCGATTTGAACGTTAGCTTCAGCACGAATTCCAGCAGCGGTTACATCGGCCTGCGCTTTGACTCGCGCATCGTCGTTGCCCTGCATTTCGCTCATGGCTTTCATGCGCTGGGTTTCGGCATTGAATGCCTCTATTTCCAGCTTGCGGGCTGCGAGTGCTTGGTTGACTTGCTCAGACTGCTGTTTAAGCTGCAATTCAGCCGCCTTGATGGCTTCCTCGCCTTGCTTGGACTCTGCTGTCTGCTGGGCTTGCTGTAGCTCTTGCTGGGCCTGTTGCATGGCCTGCTGAAGTCCTTGGATGACTTGCATCTGTTCTTCGAGCTTCGCTTTCAACTGAGGCGGGATGTCTTCCTTGCCTTCTTCCTGAATCACGCCAGGCGGCATCGTTGCACGCAGTCGTTTTGCAATCTCATCGGCATCCGGCCAGTCCATCGCCTTAGCGATCAAGTCACCGGCGACGGCGGCCGCGGGCGGGAAAGCTTGAACGAAGGCGGTCAAGCTTTCGGCGGCTTCTTGTCTACGTGTTTGGAAGCTCGGGCCGACATCTACCGTCACATCGTAGCGTCCAACGTCCAGCGGGTTTATCTTCTGGCCTGTCATCGGGTCGGGTTGGTTCACAACCGCTATCGATTCAGCGCCATCAACACCCAAAATGCGAACTTGCCGCGGCGTGTCGTAAATCTTCGGGATCAAATCGACAAGCTGCCTTCCGACAAAGCGAATGCCACGAGCCAGGTTGTCGGTAAAGTGGAAAGTAGCGGTATCGGCTTGAGCATCCCTGCGCTGAATAGCCACGCCAGATGTCTCGTTGCTGCGGTTTCCAAGGCTTGCATCGTAAATGCCTGTCGTTGCCTTGATTTCGTCTGCGGCAAGCTGAAGGTCGGTCATCGCGCCAACTGGCGTTCCTGCATAGCCTTGTCGCATCGGAGGCGGAACAGGTGAGCCGCCAATAGTCGTAGGCTTGTAAGGCAAGTAAGCCCATGACTTTGTGTTGGCGCTTCCCCATTCGTCCTCGTAGCCTTCAATCTGGCCTTCAGCGATGATAAACGGCGCTTTCGGTGCGAGAGCGACTTGCTCAACTGCGGCAGTCCGGGAGTAGTTGTAAATCCGCTGAGGATCTTTGGCGTGATAGACAAGGCTGAAGCGGTGAACCTCGCCTTCGATGTCGTTTTCTTCTCCGGCAACTCGCACGATAGGGATGAACTGGCCCGGCCAAGGCTTCGACTCCAGCACTTCAACCGCCGTTACCTTGTGCCACATCACTTCGCGCGTTTCGGTCTGGCGAGACTTGACGATCATGTCTTTCGGCGGTGTGCCTGGCATGTCCGACAACAATGCCGTTGTTCCGTCTTTCAGCAGGTATAGCGTATCTGATTTCTTCTCTACCTCGAAATACTCGCAGACTCGGATTGTCTCGCCGCTGATCCAGTCATGTGTTTCAGCGCTGGTTTCGTAATCGACTTCCTTTGCATCCGGGAACTCACGCTTGAAATCCTCGCGCGGCATATCGTCGATAACGTGCCCCCACTGTGCATCACTGCCGTCTGCCTCTTTTGAAAACGGGTCAAGGTAGACGCTAAACGGGTTGCGGACTCGTTTGATCTTGATGCATTGGTCGAACGACTCGGGATATTCGTACTCAGTCAGGATGCGGATGTAACCCTCCGAACCACGGACTGCGCACTCGCCGGCGTTGTCGTAGGCGTCTTGTGCGTTACTGTCAACCTCGATATGCCGAATCATGCCGGACATGACTTCAGCAACGGCAATATCTGCGCCAGAGTCAACCGGGTGTACTTTGATCGCAGGCCTGTTCTGGCGCATGTCGTTGACGACTTGCTTCACCATCTGCTGAACTCGATTTATGGTTAAGCAGGGACGTTGCTCGTTGCGGCGCTGCGTCTCGATGTCGTCCGGCCATTGCTTGCCGATGGCGAAGCGCATGTCGTCCGCCGCTCGCTTACGATTGTCCTTGTCGGCTTCCTCTGCCAACTCGTACCGTTCAATGCACCGCTTGATTAGGTCTTTATCGTCCATCGCTCACCCAGGTTTGTTCGTGTGTTTGTAAACATTCGCGCCAATCTTGTCAAGCATTCATTCAATTATCCCATCCATGCGCCAGATCCTTGCGGCACTCTGACTTTCTTGCTTTCTTTCTTCTCCACTGTTCTACCTCCTATCAACGGCTCGTGGGCGTAGCGGATGGCATCCCAACAGTGTTCATTGCCAGATACCAAAACAGGTAAAACATCGCCAGTCATCTTGTCCTGCTTGTAGCGCCAGAAGTTTGCCTCTTGAATTGTGTGAACACAGCGCGGGTGAATCACTATTTGCTCGAATCCTCGCAGGTAGGCAATACCATCAGCAACAGAACCACTCCATTTCCCTGCTCCAACTATGCGAAAACCTTGCTTCACCATATAGGATATTGTCTCTGGTCGTGCACAATCTGCCCTGATTGTGAACTGTCTAGCCCGAGGTACTTCGTCGAACATCTGTGGGAGAGCATCAATGTCAACTCCTACTCCATAAGCCTCATATTCGATATAAAGTTTCTTACCGTGTATCCACGTCCTAATCAGCGTTGATGGGTCAACGGCAAAACCCCAGTCTGCGCCGTAATACGGCCCGTGCCAGTCTGCGCCAGGTTCAAACTCATCCACAATGTACTTGCCGCGCAACACCTGCGCCTCGCTGATAGTCTGATACTCGCCCAGCCATACGTGACGGAATTTGTCCATGTCATTTCTACGGTCAAATTCCATTTCTGCTTTAAGCACATCCGGAAACCACGGATTATCTGAAAAATTTACCTGAATTACTTTTGCATCTTTTGGCGGTGTCGTGCCGCGCAACAATGCATCTACCGGGTCACTGTTCTGTCGCGGGTTCCAGGTGAACCACAATTCGCTGTCTGGCTTACGGATGGTCGGTCGCAGCAGGTCAAGGCTGGTTTGGCTTAGGCTTTGCGCTTCCTCCACCCAGGCGCAATCGTAGCCCTCTAGCGATTTAATGCTGTCGGCGGTGTGGTTCTGCATACCTTGGAAAATAATCGCGCCATCGCCTTTGCGTGACTTGATGGCGGCATCCTGCACCTCGAAGTAAGCGCCAGCGTTCATGGCCTCAATCTTGGTCTCAAGTAACCGCTTGACGGACTGATTTAGGGACTTCTGAATCTCGCGGACGCAAACGCTGCGCCGCTTTTGGTCGATGATGTGCGCCTCGATCATCAGCTCTGCAAACATGTGGCTTTTGCCAGACCCGCGGCCGCCCCATGCGCCTTTGTAGCGGCTGGCGTCCAGCAGCGGCAATGCCCATTCAGGCGTCTGGAGTTGCAGGGTTTTAGCCATTCTTGACGATTACGCGTTCAATCTTGGTGAACTCCAGCGGTACGCCGTCAGCCCCGGTAAGCTCGTGCTTCTGAGTCTCTGCCCATCGCATCTGGGTCTTGCTCCACCAGATCATTGCTGTAGTGTCGCCACCAATTGCTTTCTGGAATAGGGTTTTCCCTACCTGTGCGTTTGCTTTTGCCTTTCCTGATTGCAACTCAGTGCCGAAGTGAGCGCGCAACGTGTCAATGTGGATGCCATCGCGCACCAGGACTGCGATCTGTTCAATTGGTATGCCATATCCTGACATGGCTTCTACCTGTTTGCGCTCTGCGTCGGTGGGATCAAAGGCTGGTCTGCCTGAGTTTTCACGCGCGCCACCGTTGAATTTTCTTGCATCCTGCTTTTTAGTGGTTGGTTTTTCAATATTGGTCATCATTCATCCTTGGGCAAAAGCCATTGGTCAATAACTGCCCTGGCGACTTGCTCGGTCATTTTTGGCGGGACGCTCATGCCTATCATGTATTTGCCTATCTTGTCGGTCTTGGCATGGTAGTCGTCGGGGAAGCTTCCAAGGCGCTTCCATTCGCGGTATGTGAGCCTGCGTGATTGGCTCCAGTGTGTGAAGTTTGCAAATGTTGACGAGAGCGTGCAGGATGGCAAATCTCCTGACAACTTCACATTATTGAACCATGATGCTTTTCCTGTTGCCTTCATGCACCCGTCTTGCAGTGACTTGCCTGGCTTTGTGTCTTTCCAGTATTGCAATTCTTTGTCACTGGTTATGGATTCGTCATTGCGCTCCGGCATATCTTGCAAATCACTCGTTGCCTCTCCCGCGCTAATCCATCGGTGCGTCGGTGCCAGCTTTAACGGCGGCACGTCAATATCATTACGAATGGCACAAAAGAAAACCCGCTCGCGCTTTTGTGGCACACCACAATCTGCGCTGTTCAACAGGAACAACTGCGGGCGATAACCCAGCTCTTTGAGCCGAGCCATCACCAACTTGGTGTAGCCTTTGGCATTGCCGATCAACATGCCCTTGACGTTCTCGGCAATGGCGACCTTTGGCTTGAGTCGCCCAACCAAATCAAGAAAATCAAAAAACAGGTCAGAAAGAACTTGCTTACTTTGCCCTTCGCGGAAATGCTTTTCTTTGCCCCATGCCTTCTCGCGACTGCCGGCCATACTGAATGTTGAGCACGGTGGCGAGCCGTCGAGAATATCCAGCGCGAACAACTCAGGCGGCAGGTCAGCGGTTAACAAGTCACCAATCGGGCACAGGTAATACAGCGGCGGGTTAATGTTGCGCTTGTAATGCCATGCCATCTCGGGATCAATGTCGTTGGCTGCAATGACTTCACACCCAGCGCGTTTGTAGCCCATGCTGGAGCCACCACCGCAGGCAAAGGTACTCATTACCTTTAATCCGTTTTTTGGTACAGCTGCAAGGTCTGTAAGATTCCATGCGCAATCAGGTTTTTTCATCAAATTCAAATCCACATTTAGGGCATTGATGGCCCATTTTGTAATCGTCAACGTCAATTTCTTGCGAACTTGAATCTGGGTAATGCTCTTTTTCTTCAAAAGTCAAAGCAGCAATTTCACTTGCTTCAAAGCCAGTCAAATCAAGGTTAAAACCAAGATCACCAATCTCGCCCAGTTCAAGCGCCAGCATTTCATTGTCCCACCCCGCATTAAGCGCCAGCTTGTTATCCGCAATGATGTAAGCCCGTTTCTTGGCATCTGACCAGCCTTTGGCCACCATAACGGGAATCTCGGTAATCTTGAGGCGT